TTTTAGAGGATTTACATAAGAAGGTAGATGTTAGCATACCAAAGAACTTCAAGTTTAAAACAGAGCCATTCAAGCATCAAATAGACGGAGTTAAGTTTGGGCTCGCTAAAAAGAAATTTCTACTTTGTGACGAGCAGGGACTTGGAAAGACAAAACAGATTATTGATTTAGCAATGGCAATAGACAAGCAGGAAAAAATCAATAAGATACTTATTGTGTGTGGTGTGAACTCACTCAAGTATAACTGGCAGGAAGAAGTTGCAAAACACTCGGACGAAAAGGCTTGGATACTTGGAACAAGATATAGAAAGAACGGCAAAGTGTACGAGGGAAATCGTGAAGATAAATTGTATGATTTAGATAATCTTCCTGATGATTGTAGATTTATTATTACTAACATTGAATCAATGAGAGTTGGTGCTGAAAAGGTTAGTAAAACGAAATACACATTTCCAATCGCTGAAAAGATACAGGAGTTATGTAACAACGGAACAATTTCGATGATAGCCTTTGACGAGTGCCACAAATCAAAAGACATAACAACATTGCAGGGAAGAGCGATGAGCCTTTTAAATGCAAGATATATGGTTGCAATGAGTGGAACACCCCTTATGAACAATCCTTTAGACCTTTACTTCCCACTTCGTTGGTTAGGTTATGAACAGCATAGTTTTTATCAGTTTAAACAGCATTACTGCTATATGGGCGGATGGAATAATTCAGAAGTTGTAGGCTTTAAGAATTTACACGAAATCAAAGAAATAATGAATCAAGTAATGATTAGAAGATTAAAGACAGAAGTGCTTGATTTACCTGAAAAGATACATCAAGTTGAATACGTTGAAATGGGTGCTAAACAGCAGGCGATATATAGAGAAGTACATACAGGCATAATGAGCGAAATTGAAAAGATTAAGCGTGCAAATAATCCACTCTCAATGCTTATAAGATTAAGACAGGCAACAGGCTTTACAGGTATCTTATCTGAAACAACCGAAGAATCAGCAAAACTTGATAGAATGGAAGAGTTAGTTGAAGAGTTAGCAAATAACAATCAGAAATGTATAATCTTTAGTAATTGGAGCAACATAACAGTGGAGGCTAGAAAAAGATTAGCAAAATACAACCCAGCATATATCACAGGCGAAACGAAATCAGAAGAGCGTATGCAGGAAGTAGAAAGATTTCAGAATGATGATAACTGCAAAGTTATTATCGGAACCATCGGAGCAATGGGAACAGGATTAACTCTTACATCAGCACAAACAGTTATCTTTTTAGATAGCCCGTGGAACAGAGCATTAAAAGACCAAGCAGAAGATAGAGCACATAGAATTGGAACAAAGGGAACTGTAAACATAATTACACTTGTTACAAAGGGAACTATTGATGAAAGAATAGAAGATATCGTATATAGAAAAGGTGCGATAAGTGATGCAATCGTTGATGGTAAAGGTGGAAAGGTTGATATGGATTTAGTATATCAGTTAATTGGATAATAACAAGATATTTACATATCCCTTTTTGTGTAGTACAATAAAAAAGGGATATGTAACACAATAAAAAGGAGGTGATACAATGGAAAAGAGATTCAGTACATCAAGAACAGCACAGATACTTGACGTATCCACTAACACGCTCAAGAGGTGGTATATGTGGTATGAGAACGATTCATATGAAAAACCTGCTGACCTAAAGTTACCACAGTATACAACTGATAAGAGAAGAACAAAGTTTTTCACAATGGCAGACATACAGGTGCTTGAACAGTTTAAAGTGGACTTGAAAGGGAAGTACAGAGGTATTATGAGTGACTTCAATGCCGATTATCAGTGGGGACAGTATGGCACTGTTAGAACAGAGCGAAAAAAGAGAAAGAAGGAAAGACAATGAGTAGAAGAGATGGAATTGACTTATCATCAAAGATTGATGAGTATAAAAGTTTGAAGGATGAAGAGTCTGCGGTTAAAAAGGCATTAAAGCCTTTAGGTGACTACATCAAAAAGACATTAATGGAAAAGGGTGAAACAGAAGCAACCAGCGATAAGTATGTAGCAAAAATTTCTGTGACACCTAATGAAGATTTTAACGAAGAAAAAGCAATTAGCATTCTCAGAGAAAAATTAAATGTCGATGATTTTAATAGCGTTGTGAAATGCAAATTTTACATTGATGATGACGCTCTCGAAAGTCTTGTATATTTAGGTAAGTTTAATATTGAAGAACTTGCAACCTGTAAGACGGCTAAAGAGCCGACAGTTAGGTTGACAATTTCAAATAAAAAATAATTTATAAGGAGGATTTCTAAAATGAGGAAATGTAAATGGGCAGGAGATGCAGGAGATGAGTATTGCGTTAATTGTGACGGAATCAAGATGATGGTAGAAGGAAATGAGGTATCTTGTGAAGAGTGTGCAGGGTATGAGGCAGGCGACGAGGAAGTAGAAGTTGAGCAGGAAGTTAAAGAAGAAACTGTTGAAGAATTGCCAATTAATAAACCTGAAACAGAAGAGCCAAAAGAAGAGTCTGCAAAGAAAAGTAATAAAAAGCCGAATAACACCGTTAAAGAAGAAAAGGTGAGTAAAACTACGCCTAAAGAAGAAAAAGCCGTTAAAACGGCGAATAAGGCGGTTAAAACGGAAATTAAAGCAGAGGAAAACCCTGCGGGTGTAAATGTAGTTGCTCTTCGCTATATGTCAGGAGTTACTGTATGCCATAAGGATGTTTATTATAAGTTATCTGCAGAAGAGGAGTGGTTAGTGGATATTAATATTATAAACACACCGCAGAAATTAGAAGATGTGAGAGAACGCCTTTGGGCTAAACTTAACTCACAGGTTGACAAGCAGGTTGAAGACGTGCTTAAAAACTAACTATTGTTATACATAAGAAATTAGTGTATAATTAAACTGCCAAGAAAATAAACGTAAATAATAAATTGACAAATAATCATCATATTATGTGAGTGTACCTATGTACATTTTTATTCGTTATCTTTTTTTGTGTTTATGTTTTTTTCTTGGCAGTTGAAAACAAAAAAGGTACACTCACATAATATGATGATTTTTTTAATTCTACGGAGGTTTACAATGGAGCAGGAAAGAGATTTTAAGGGTATATGGATTCCTAAAGAAATATGGTTAGATGAAAGACTCAACGCACTTGACAAGATTATACTTATGGAAATTGACAGTTTAGATTGTAGTGAGAAAGGATGTTTTGCTAGTAATAAATATCTTGCGGATTTTTGCCAGTGTAGTGAAAACAAAGTATCAGCAACGATTACAAAGTTGGTTGAACTTGGTTACATAACGAGAGAATCCTTTGACGGACGCACTAGATTTGTAAAAAGCAGACTAATAAAAAATATTAGTCAGACTCACAAAATTTGTGAGGCAGAAACACAAAATTTGTTACCTAGTAATATATATAATAATATAAATAATAATAAAAAAAGTAATATTAAAGATAAATCTTTAATATTACCAAAAAAATCCACCCAAACAAAGCAATCTAAAAAAGAGAAAAGCCTAAACAACATTATAGCAAAATTTGAGGAATATGAGTTTAGTGAAAAAGTACAGGATAAGATATTAGACTTTTATAGCGATAGAATAGATAAAGGCGATTATCCTGCTAACAATCAGATTATAGCCATATTAGATGATTTAGCAGGTGCGAGTGAAAGCAAACAACTACAAGCAATAGAATATTCACTCAAGAACGGTTATAAAGGTATCTTTTTAGATAGTGACAAAAAACCTGCAAATAAGAGCAGTTATAATCTAAAAGATGATTATAGCGGAATAGAATCGTGGGAAGAACAACAAGAACGAGTCCGCAAGACTAAAGAGATGGCAGAAAAGGGCGAAGGCGGATATAGGGTATTTTAGGAGGTATGTATGATTAAATTAAAACAGTATAACGTAGAATATTTAAAAGGTGTGATAATGCAGTATATCCCGAACGATAGGTTCAAGGCGATAAAGGTAAAAGATTGTGCAAGTTTAATGGGCGTTAATCCTAGAATTGTTAGGCACTTAATTCAGGAATTGCGTGGTGACGGATACCCTATTTGCTCAACACCTTATGATGGTTATTGGATAGCAAGAAGTGAAGATGATGTGAATTTAACTATTAAGTTTTTAGACACACAGAAACAGACTTTAGAAGATACAATTAAGGCACTTGAGGAAACAAAGAAAAACATCGGAGGCAATAATGGAGATACAGAATTGTTGGTATAAAGACACCTGCAAACAGCAAAGATGTTCGGAAGCGTGTGTTAGATATAACTGTATGAAATCACTATTTGAGTTATCTAACATTCCCGAATCGATGTGGCTATGTAAGAATCTTTACTGCGGGCGAGATGATGAGCAGGCGTTTAAACAGTTGATTGCAATAGAACAGAATATAGACTTGTTTGTAGACGCAGGCAGAAATGTATATATTTATTCGGATATATGTGGTAATGGGAAAACAAGTTGGGCAGTTCGTTTGATGCGTGCTTATTTTGATTTAATATGGCATAAATCAGGATTTAATTGTCACGGGTTATTTATCAATGTTCCACAATTCTTGTATAACTGTAAACGCTCAATATCGCAGAATATAAAAGGATTTGATGAGTTATGCAAACAGATAGAAACGTGTGAATTGATTATATGGGATGATTTACCGTGTGCAAAGTTTAGCGACTATGAACATCAGATACTATTGCAATATATAGACAATCGCATTAATTCAAGCCGAGCAAATATCTTTACGGGTAACTGTGGAAAAGAAGAGTGCTATACCTTGTTAGGCGATAGATTGGCGAGTAGAATGTACGGCAGTAGTGAAATAGTAGAATTTAAAGAAGGCGATAAGAGGGGTGCGAATCGATGGTAGAATTACAAATCTTAAACAAGATACTAGAAGATAAATCAGATAGCATCTTAACACTTAACAATATCACGGAAGACTATTTCGTTGAATATAAAGAAGAATACAAGTATATACAGGAACACAAGCAGAAATATGGCAACATACCTGACAAAGAGACCTTTGTTTCTGTGTTTACAGAATTTGAGTTTATTGCAGTAAATGAGAGTGCTGAATACCTAGTAAACACCTTCAGAGAAGAACATCTATATTCATTAGCCGTGCCAATAGTTAAGAAGTTATCTGAGTTGATGCAGACGGATTCTTATACGGCAGTTGAATATCTTAAATCAAAGATTGATGACTTGAAAATTGAGCAGGCGATAAAAGGCGTT